GGTGTTGTTAAAGCCGGATCTATTAATAATCGTTACACAGTTTATAAGAATCCTTATATGACTGAAAACGTTATTTTAATGGGTTTCCGTGGTAAACAATTTCTTGAATCAGGTGCTGTATTTGCTCCATATATTCCGTTGATTATGACTCCATTAGTTTACGATCCAGCTACTTTTACTCCACGTAAAGGTTTAATGACTCGTTACGCTAAGAAGATGATTAGACCTGAATTCTATGGTAAGATCTACGTTTCTGACGTAGCTCAGATCTAAGAATTAGTTTAGAGTATTTAAGAGAAGAGGGCCTTGTGCCCTCTTTTTTTATACTATTTATATAAAAACGTATTAAATGGCCAATGTAACAATTTGGAATGGAACTGCAACTTTTACTTCTGGTAGTTCTACTCCTTTCGGATTTTATGATAGCGAATCTGACTTTAGAACTGATGCTGCTAAAGTAGCTAAGTTTTGCGGTACTAGGCTTGGGTACCCATTGATGGATGTTGAACTTCAAGACCAAAACTTTTTTGCATGTTTTGAAGAAGCAGTTACTACTTACGGTAACGAAGTATTCCAATACAAAATTAGAGAAAATTACTTGTCTTTAGAAGGTACCGATAGTACTGCTGGTACTGCTAATAATAAAATAGTCAATCCTACTTTAGATAGGGTTATAAATATTAGTAAAAACTACGGAACAGAAGCAGAGGTAGGAGGCTTTGTAACAAGATATACAGGCTCTTTAGCGGTTACTTCTTCTAAACAAGAGTATAACCTAGACGCATGGGCTACAAATCAAGGTATTGAAGGTGGAATAGAGATAAGAAGAGTATTTTATGAAGCTCCACCAGCTATATTACGTTATTTTGATCCTTACGCAGGTACTGGTACAGGTGTTCAATCGTTAATGGATGCTTTTGACTTTGGATCTTACAGTCCAGGGGTAAACTTCCTACTAATGCCTGCATCTTTTGATATATTAAAGGTTCAAGCTATTGAATTCAATGATCAAATTCGTAGATCTACTTATTCTTTTGAAATAGTAAATAATAGACTAAAGATATTTCCTGTACCTAAGTCTAATTATAATTTAAGATTTGAGTATTACAAAGTTAGTGATAAAAAAGCTGCTAGTTTTTTACCTGGATCAGGTTTAATAACTAATGTTGGTGAAGTACCATATAGTAATCCTACATATGGGCAGATAAACAGTGTAGGAAGACAGTGGATATTTAGATACACATTAGCATTAGCAAAAGAGCTACTAGCCTATATTAGAGGAAAGTATCAAATTGTACCCGTCCCAGGTTCTGAAGCTACGTTAAATCAAGCAGATTTACTAACAGATGCAAGAGTAGAAAAAGAATCTCTACTTACTCAATTAAAAGACATGTTAGAACAGACCTCTAGACAGGCTCAGTTAGAAAGAAAAGCTAGTGAGAGCGAAAATCTTAAAAAAACACTTGGAGATATTCCAATGACAATTTATATAGGTTAATGAAACTACAAGATATAATATTAGGTGAAGCTACTTATACTCCCTACCGTGCTATGGTACAGGTTGTTAGTAGAGATGCAAGTCCTTCTGTGTTAGCTGACCTTATTCGTGCACTTCCCGGTGTTACTACATGTACTAGAGCGGGATCTGATGAGACAGCTAAAAAATATACCGTTAAAGTTAAGATTATAGCACAAAAACCACCATCTGAAGCGTTAAAATCGCTTAAACAGAATGCAATGAGTAAGTATGTAGAAATAAACGCGTTTAAAATTGCTAGTAACTCAGTAGAACGTATGAAACGCCCAGGAGAATACTAATATGCTATTTGGATCTAACAGAGACTTCGATTTATTGGTTAATATCAACCGAGAACTACTAAAAGACATAGTAGAACAGGAGATATTATACCATAAACTCAGTCTTGAAGATTTAGATGTAAATTTATATGGAGAATCCCTTCAAAAGTCGTACTGGAATGCAGTAAAGCTTAACTGTTTAATAACTAGAGGTGATCAAGTAATAGATATACAGGAATTTGGTCCGGATCTAGGTAGACAAGCATCTTTTGCATTTCTAAGACAAGATTTAGTGGATACATCAGTAGTTCCTGAAGTAGGAGATATAATAGAATGGCACAATGATTACTATGAAGTGGATACAGTACGTGAAAATCAGCTGTTTTTAGGTAGAAACAATCAGTATAATCTAACCTCTTATGGATCAGGGTATGGTTCAACCCTATCTATTATTGTAGATTGTCATTTAACAAGAGCCGACAGAGTCGGTATAACAGAAGTAAGATAATATGGCTGAAAACACACCATTACCGAAAACTCAAGAGCAATTATCTCAACTATCACTTGAGCAAGATAGTATTGCTACTGATCAAGGTGTAGTTAGAGCTCTTCAGTTAAACAGAACCAGTGATAATATAGAAAACTTTAATGTTGGTATAAAAGACATTGACGAAGCTATATACCACTACTTTAATACAGTACTTAAACCATCAGTTATACAGAATGGTAAGCAGATAAACGTACCACTTGTGTACGGTTCACCTGAAAGATGGGCAGCAATGCAAAAAGACGGGTATTACCGTGATAAAAACGGTAAAATGCAAGCACCATTGATTGTATTTAGAAGAGATAGTTTAGAAAAAAATAGAAATCTTGGAAATAAGCTAGATGCTAACAATCCTCATAATTTTGGGGTATTTTCTAAGAAGTTTTCAAGTAAAAACGTGTATGATAGGTTTGGATTATTAAATAACCGTGAACCAGTACAAGAATACTATGCTGTTGCTATACCTGATTATGTAAATATTGTATATTCTTGTATCATATTTACCGATTATGTAGAGCAAAACAATAAAATAATAGAAGGAATAAACTTTGCTTCTGACTCTTATTGGGGAGACCCTTCAAAATTTAGATTTAGAGCAATGATAGATAATTATAATACATCAGCTGAAATAGTTCAAGGCAATGACCGTATAATAAAAACTGAATTTAAAATTAACCTACTGGGTCACATTATAACCGACACAGTAAACGCACAAGCATATAATACTAGTAAGTTTTTTTCAAAGGCTTCTATAAAATTTGGCGTTGAAACAGTAAATAAACTTTAATGGCTACGTTAAATACTAAACTTTCTGGATCGTTAATATTTAGAGATCATGGTACTTTCCTATCTGAAATAAGACCTGGTCCTAATGCTTTAACTATTACTGGATCATTAAATGTTTCTGGATCAAGAATAACATTAAACGGAAGTGATCTAGTAGAAAGAATTGCTACACTAGAGGCCGGTCAAGGAGCTGATCAAATTCAATTTGGAGCTATAACTCTATGGAGTGCTTCTATAGGTGAATGGACAGGATCAACAGATCAAAGATTATATGATTTAGAAGAAAGCACAGCTGCATTAGGACAGTATACATCTTCCAACGATGCTAATGTATCTTCTTTATTTAGTAGTGCTTCTACACAAAATAGTAGAGTTTCTAATCTTGAAGCTACAAGTTCTATTGATAGACTAAGAATAATTACCTTAGAAGATAGCAAATTAGTATCTAGTTCAGCACAAATAGACGCTTTAGGGTTTTTAACTGCATCTATAGGAGGAATAGTTTCTAGTTCAAGCCAAATTACCGGATTAGGGTTTATTACAGGTAGTAAATTTTATGACCTAGACGATATACCTGACGGAATAGTTTCATCTTCTGCACAAATAGATGAATTATTTAATATTGACGGTCTAGTATCTGCTTCAAACGGAGTAGTACAGTTGCAAAATACCGATCTACAGGTTACAGGCTCATTTAAACTATCTTTAGATGGTTTTTCTAAGTACTTTTCTATTGATATAAACGGGGATGAAAAAGTAAAAGTGAATCAACAAGGAGTATTTCAATTGATATCACAAAGCTTCACTCCAACCCCAGTAGAAGGTGGAATGTATTTTGGAAATGATTACAATTTATACCTAGGAGTAAATGATTAAATTAACATATTTATATTTATAACAATATTTAGACATGGCACAGTGGAAAAAAATAGTCGTATCAGGTAGTAATATATCTCAACTTGCAAATGATGTTGGATATGTAATTAACCAAGGTGCAGAAGGAGTAGCTTTAACAGGAGCCTTTACAGGATCATTTAGTGGTTCAGCAGTATTACCAGCCTTAACACAAGGAACTGGTATAACAACGTTTAGCTACAACGGTTCATCACCGGCTACAGTAGCGTTAACTGATGTATTTACTGATAATGGCGGTGTAACAGGGACTTTTGGTTCCACAACTCAAATACCCGTACTAACAATTGATGCACAAGGACGTATTACTACTGCATCGTTATCTACTGTCGCTACTCAACTTACTATTTCTTCTGATGGTGTTACTACTGACACTGTAGATCTATTAACAGATACGTTAAGAATAGGTGCTACGAACGGTATTACAAGTACCCTCACCGATAATACTATTACTATAGGATTAAAATCCGGAGTTATATCTGGTTCTAGTCTTTCTTCCGCTGCTCAAGGTCAAGTTACCTTAACTACTAACGGTGTAGCAGCGGCAGCTATTGATTTAGGGTTAGAAACTACCGATGATGTAACGTTTAATAACTTAACATTAACTGGAGATGCCGAAATTGATGGTAATTTAACAGTTAACGGTACTCTAGCTTACTTAAATACTACAAATACCGAAATAAAGGATAAGTATATCCTTTTAAACTCAGGTTCTAGTGATCCAGATACAGGTGGACTTGTAATTGATCAAGGATCAGGAGCAGGTAATTCCTTTATTTTTGACGCAACCGATTTAAGATGGGGTGTTAACAAAAATATTTCTGCTACTACTGGATCAGCTAATAGTGAAGCACATGTTGCATTAGTTATTGATGAGAATGATGCTAACCACGTTGATGAACTTTTCTACCAAAAAGTAGGAAATTTAAAAATAGATACTTCAGGAGATATATTTATTTACACATAATAAGTACAATTAGTTATGCCGGTAACAGCAAATGGAAATGTTGTAGATGGAGATAAAGCAAAAGATATAATATTAAAAAAATCTTTAGAAAAATCTGATCTCAACAAATCTGAATTAGAATTTATTCTTTCTAAACTTAGAAACGCAGAGTACAAAGGACATGAATTCGAAAGATTTTATGTAGTATGGGTTAAGTTAAATTCTTTTTTAGAAAAATTCAATAAGTAGAAGAGGGCTTTATGCCCTTTCTCTATTTATATATAAGTATTACAGGCCCGTAAGGGAAGTGCAGGCAATCCTGTAACCAACCGTGATAAAGTAGATATGCCGAATTGGAAAAAACTGATAGTTAGCGGCTCGAGCGCTAATCTATCCAATCTTAACGTAGATAATGCAGTAACTGCTTCTTATTTCAAAGGAGACGGTTCAGCATTAACAGGAGTTACATCAACAGTTGTAGAAACAGCAACTGTAACTTCTTCTTTTAGTAATGTTAGCTCTGTTTCTGTTACACATAATTTTGGTACAAAAGACGTAATAGTCTCAACTTACCTTTCGGACGATACTTTATTTTATCCTGCAAGCATTGTAACTACTAATACGAGTAGTGTTGATGTTACTTTTGGTTCTAATAGAACCGGTAGAGTTGTAGTAGCAAAAGGTGGACATGTAGTACAAGGTAGCATAGTAGGAAATGTAGATTTTAGCAACCTAACTAATGTTCCTACTCTTTTAAGCAGCTCAAATCAAATAGCATCAAATATATCAGGATCATTTACAGCATTATCTAGTTCTATAGCTACTAGATTCGATGGGTTAACTTCTGACTATACTGAACTTACAAATATACCCTCTGGTATTATATCAAGCTCAGCACAATTCAATGCTTTATCTAATACGTCTGCTTCTTACGCTTTAACTGCATCTTATTCTGAAAATCTTAACGCTACAGGCAGTATTACTATAAATGGGTATACACTACCTTTGTTTGATGGAATTGACGGACAGACGATAATAACCGATGGTGATGGTGTATTAACTTTTGATGATGTAAAAATTTATACTTCTGTTAAAAATATATCTGGAACCACTCTACTAAAAGGCACACCAGTGCATGCTACATCTTCAGCATCACCCCCATCAGGAAACATTTCTGAAGTCATTGCTGCCTCGGCATCTGATGCTTCTACAATGCCTGCTACTTTTATATTAAACGAGGATGTACTAGATGGAGAAGAAGCAAGTGCAATTACAGTAGGACTTATTAACGGGGTTAACACATCTGGTTTTACAGTAGGAGATGTAGTATATGTTGGACCAAATGGTGGGTATACAAATGTAAAACCTACTGGGACAAATTTAATACAGAATCTAGGAGTAGTTACAAAAGTAGATGCTTCAAACGGTTCAGGATTTATTTACGGTGCAGGACGTTCTAATGACGTACCTAATATTCCTCAAGGATATGCTTGGGTTGGTAACGAAAACGGAGTTGCAACAGCTCTACCAACTTCTAGTTTTTATGTTGATAATGCAGTTACAGCTTCTTATGCAATATCGGCAT